ATACCGCTGCTTGATAAATCAACTAGGTTGCCTACTTCAACACCCTGCAAAACACGCCCTAAACGCCCGTTATGAGCCTCTGAGACCGCCATATGACCCAGCCTGTGCGTATGCCCACAGACCAAATTTTTACCTATTCTGCGAGCGCCGTTTAAGGCAGTCTGCCCAGCATTGTTAGACATTGGAAAAGCGTCGCCGTGAGCGACGTGCCAACCCTTAGCCCAGTCAAATCCGTGTGGGTGAAATTTAATGTTGAGCTGGTCATATCCCATAAAACGTTCATACTTAAGTTCGGGTAAGTTAAGGAAACTTGGCAGTCTTTTTTTGATTGATCGGTAGAGTCTGATTCCATGGTTGCTTCCTACTATGTCTGTTACTCCTAAGTAGGTTAAGACCTCTTGAGTAAATTTTCTGTCATCATCTAAATTTCCAACCATCTCGTCAATAGTATTGGCGTTAAAGCTTCCAAGCTGAGGCATATCAATTTCATCACCAACTTGGATTGTTTGGTGTGGCTGCCATTTGGCAAGAAACCGTCCTACGTTTTTAACTGCTATTTCATTTATAAAAGGCGCTTGAAGATCGCTGATAAATGCAATGCGCTTAATAGATTAGTCCTCATCCTCGTCGTCATCATAAAACGGGGTAATGTCAGTTTCCGTGGTTTGTGGAATTAACCAATCAGGAAAGCTGCTTTTGTTATCCATTAGCCCCAGTGATACTTCGACGGAGAAACCTGCTCTGCGTAATGATTGATACCACTCATGTAACGCAATGGCGTGCATGTCAAGTGCTGTAGTCTCTTTACGAGCTACAGACTTCCTGCGTGCAGGTTTCTTTTTGGCTGCCATGTCCTAATTGTCCCTCGATAGTATGACAAACAACTCATCAACACGCCGTTCAAGTCTGTTGATTGAATCTTTAATACTTGACCCACCATTTGGTCTAAGTTCATTTAACCAACCTTTTACTAAGAATCTAAGTCCTAGTAAAAAGGCAGTTAAGACAGTTGTAATTGCGGCACAAATAGCGGCAATATCTACCGCTGCCATTACTCTTTTGAGCCTATGCCAAATGCTGTGTCGTCAGGGTTTAAGCTGCGAAGAATAGGTGCGATAAATGCAACTAGAAATGCTTTCCAAATATCTGAAGGTGAAGCCTCTTGCGCTGTTACATAGATTGTGGCTAGGCAAACAAATGCTCTTCTTCCGTAGCTGTTAATCATTGCCCAATGTTTTGCTTTCATATCTTGCCCCCTAATAGTGGTATGTCAAAGAAACTGCTGTCATTATCGGAAGCCTTGGTAAAACTGATATGGATGTGATGGTTGTGCGGACTGAATCCCTTATATTTGCGCCATTTGTATCCAAGGATTGGGCTAGCAATTTTGCCCAAATGGATTACATAATGAATACGTCCGTGACGTTTAGCGTAGAGTCGTAGCTGATCTGCCACATCCGCACTAATTCCTTTTTGGTCAGATAAGCCAGCGTCAATGTCAATTGCCCTGACAACGTAATTCCCTTTGGCGTCAGGTATGTGGTCGGATTTTCCTGCCTTTTGATGACGCAAATCAGCAATCCACCCATCACTGGCACGCTTGCGATCTGCAAAGGAATCATCAAATTGTTCTCTCAGCTGTGCAGCCGACTTACTAAGCCAAGGCTTCGTGTTCGGCATTGCTACACTCCCAACGGTATAAATCGTTTAATTGTAATTCTGCATGACCACAGTCAGGTTTTGGTGCATAAAAAGCGTCTGCAACTTCATCATATTTATATCCCACACCAGCATAGTTATATCTAAAACAATTGATCGCTGCGTTGTATGAAGTGCGTTTTACTGTGTATTCAGTACCTTGCGCATAATATGTTTCAGTATCTAAACCATCAATTAGTTCAGTTTCATCTTTACCGACTATAACTGCAACAACTGTGTTGCTAGAATCTAAATAAGCGTAGTGCGCCATTATGCCCAACTTACTGTGTCTGAAACACCTGCGGCAGTAATTGTAGATATTTTATATGAACCGCTAGTAGTTGTTGATTGAGTAACTCCACCACTAAAAGTTGGTGTAAAAGAGCTTAAATATTTCAAAATAATAACTCCTGAACCGCCATTACCAGCACTTCCACTACTTGTATTTCCTTTACCACCACCACCACCGCCTAAATTGGCAGTTCCGTTTGTGCCGCTTGCGCCACCATTACCACCTGCACCACCACCGCCAGTTCCACCAGTTCCACCAGTTCCTGCATAAGACCCACCACCACCACCACCAGCATAAGTTACTGATGAACCTGAAATAGAATTAGATAAACCATTACCACCACTTGCACCATCACCAGTAGATGTAGAGTTTCCAGCTGCGCCAGCACCGCCACCACCGCCACCACCATCAGATGATGAAGTACCTCCAGCATTTCCTTGACCTGATGGACTTGCAGCGCCACCAGTACCACCAGTAACAGCACCACCACCTGAACCACCGTCTGATCCATTTTTAGTATTAGGATTTGAATAACCTGCACCGCCACCGCCAGCAGCAGAAGTAATTGTAGAAAATATAGAATTGTTTCCTGATGTTCCAGGACTCCAATCAGTACCACCTGACAAAGTTCCACCTGCGCCACCTGCGCCAATAGTTAAAGTTAAACTTGTTGACAGATTACAAGTTAATGTTGATGAACGGTAACCGCCTGCGCCACCGCCCGCACCGCCAACTGTATTTGATTTGCTTCCACCACCACCGCCCGCACCTGCAACAATTAAATACTCAACATCAATAGTGCTAGGTGCTATGTAAGGTTGCCCGAATAAACCAGCAGCAATGTTACCGATCATTAAGAAACCGCACCTACAATAGTCCAAGCATTTGCTGATAAACGAATTGCAACCGCAGACTTGTATTGACCTAATTTAGGGGCTGCGCTTGTTGCACCTGCTGAAGTAATAGTTACGCCTGAACCTTGTGCAAAGGTTAATAACCCTGCGCCTGTGTTAAGGAAAGTAATAGCTGAACCAACTGCGGCAGCTGTAAGAGTTGAATCAGGTGCAATGGTTACAGTCTTAGTAGAGGCATTAGTTGTGATAACCAAAGCCTGATAAAGGTCTGTATTGGCTACTGTGTAAGTAGAGCCTGATTGTGGGTTAATGGTGAAGGTAACCAAGCCATTAAACATAGCTGCGGAAAGGACATCACCCGTTGAAGCTGGAAAACCTGTTGCCATATTGTATTACTCCTTAGTAGCTTAGTATATCATCACCGAGGACACCATAGGTGGTGTTACCTATGATAAATCCGTCTGTGATTGGTTCAAGTGTGGTAAAAGTACCCAACCAGCGGTTAGGGGTTATATCCCAAGCGACACCCTGCACTTGCAAGTTCTTGGTGATAGTTGACCCGTCAGGCTGTATGTTGGATATATCAACATTTTGGAAATAGTCAATGCCCAGAATCGTGCCAGTAGGCACAGCTGTATCAAGTAGGTCTATCGTCATTTGGTCAATTCGTATAGTGGTCGTTGATCTAGTAGCCACATAAATCTTAGCAATGTTCATAGCCTCAGCGTCAGTATCAACTACTAAATCTGAGTAAGTAATTGAGTGTGGAAAGTATGTCGCAATGCTAGCAACATCAACATTGGTCTGAGTTGTACCACCGATACGGGTTACATTGGCTTGGTTAACAATCAATTTATCATCAAAGGCAAATACTAAGTTTTTGTAAGGTATATCGCCTGTCTGATTAAACTCAATAGTTGTGCCACCTGCTGAAGCAATGGTGTTGGTACGGTTCTTAAATACTGCGTTACCTTCGGGGTTGATAAAAAAAGCACCCTGCTCTGATATTTCTACATTTTGAATGGCAGCTAGTGAAGTTCTTGAAGTCGCTGGGTCTGCCTGTGTTAGTGAGTTGCCAGTATCTATTGAGCGCATACTGTTAGGAAAATCTACTGTGTCTAATATCTTTTTTAGGCGTGTGCCTGTGTCCTGTCCAGCCGCCTGTCCTGTGATCGCCGTCACAGCCGCTAGGTTAAACAAACGGAAAGCGTCT